TTCTGCTTCATCACGACGGCGACGTGCGCCGCCGAGGGCAAGCCCGACGACTGCGCGGAGCTGACGGCCTTCCGCGCGTTCCGCGACGGCTGGCTGCGGCAGAGGCCGGACGGCCCCGAGCGCATCGCGGAGTATTATGCCGTTGCGCCGTCCATCGTGGCGGGCGTGGAATACTGCGACGATGCTCCGGCGCGCTATGCCGAGATCCGGAGCCGCTGGCTCGGCCCGTGCTATGCGGCGCTGCAGCGCGGCGAGATGGAGCGGTGCTATGACACATACCGGGACATGGTGCAGACGCTGCAGGAACGGTATGGGGTGCAGTGATCGGATGATATGGTAGGGGAGGGGCATGTCCTTCCACGAACAATATAATATAATTATATGCTGTTTTCGGCAGTCTGTGCCGCGGCGGATGGGAGCTTTCCCGTCCGCCGCGGGATTTTTTTGCTTTTTTCCGGATTTTTTTTTAACGGATTCACATTTCGCGTGAATTTTTAACGGGGGCGGAGCTACGGGTGAAAGAGTACTTTTTCAGAAATTGGAGGTTGAAGACGAATGGTGGAAAAGCACCGGAATTTTGTGCAGGCCTATCTGCAGTGCTTCGACGCCGCCGAGGCCGCGCGGCGCGCGCAGTGCGGGGCAGACGCACTGGCCCGTCCCGCCGTCCGCCGCGAGCTGGCCGCCCAGCGCAGCCGGGGCGTGCCCGGCCGGGAGGACGCCCTGCGCAGGCTGGCGCAGATCGCCTTCGGGCGCGCGAACGACTGCGTCCGCCTTGTGCTCGAGGACGACCCGCCCATCGGCGAGCTGGACCTGACGCTGCTGTCCGAGGTGAAGCGCAGCGAAAAGGGGGCCATCGAGGTGCGGCTGGCCGACCGCATCCGCGCCCTCGAGGAGCTGCTGCAGGCCGGGGCGGCGGACGACGGCGCGGCCGCGGCGTTCTTCGCGGCGGTGGAGGAGCCATGATGCGATTTTCGGCCAAGCAGCGCCGTGTGCTGACGTGGTGGCGGCCCGACAGCCCGGACGCTGTGTTTGAGGCCATCATCTGCGACGGGGCGGTGCGCTCGGGCAAGACGCTGTGCATGGGGCTGAGCTTCTTCCTGTGGGCGAGCGCCTGCTTCAGCGGCGCGCGGTTCGGCCTGTGCGGCAAGACCATCGCCTCGCTGCGGCGCAACGTCGTTACGGAGCTGCTGCCGAAGCTGCAGGCCATCGGCTTTTCCGTCCGGGAGCGGCGGACGGAGAACCTGCTGCAGGTGAGCTACCGCGGGCACACGAACGAGTTCTACCTCTTCGGCGGGCGGGACGAGGGCTCCGCCGCCCTCATTCAGGGCATCACGTTCGCGGGCGTGCTGCTCGACGAGGTGGCGCTCATGCCGCGCAGCTTTGTGGAGCAGGCCTGCGCGCGCTGCTCCGTCACGGGAAGCCGCCTGTGGTTCAACTGCAACCCCGAGGGGCCGTACCACTGGTTCTACACGGAGTGGATCGGCCACGCGGCAGAGCGGAACTGCCTGTACCTCCATTTTACGATGGAGGACAACCCCGCGCTGTCGCCCGATATCCGCAGCCGCTATGCGCGGCTGTACTCCGGCGTGTTCTACCGCCGCTTCGTGCTGGGCCAGTGGGTGGCGGCCGAGGGCCGGGTGTATGACTTCTTCGACGCGGCAAAGGCCCCGCCGCCGCCCGAGGGGCCGTTCAACCAGTGGTACATCTCGTGCGACTATGGCACGGTCAACCCGGCATCCTTCGGGCTGTGGGGGCGGAAGGACGCCGTGTGGTACCGCGTGAAGGAGTTCTACTTCGACTCGAGGCGCGAGCAGCGCCAGATGACGGACGCGGAGTATGAGCGGGCGCTGCGGGAGCTTGCGGGCGGGCGGCCCATCGCGGCCGTCATTGTCGATCCGTCGGCTGCGAGCTTCCTTGAGACGCTGCGGCGAAACGGCTGGAACGTCCGCCGGGCGGACAACGACGTGCTCAGCGGCATCCGCCGCACGTCGGATCTGCTCAAATGCGGCAGGCTCGTGCTGTGCGACACCTGCACGGACTGCCTGCGCGAGATCGAGCAGTATGTCTGGGACCCGAAGGCCGGGCGCGACGCCGTGCGCAAGGAGCACGACCATGCCATGGACGACATGCGCTATTTCGTCTCGACGGTGCTGGCCCCGCAGCGCCCGGCCCTGGCCGCATGTACGGCTATCCGGAGGGCGTAGGTGTTGGCGCATTGTAGGGGCGGGGCAATCTCGGGTAGGCACTTTCGATTCGTAAAGGCTACCGTCAAAATGGTATGCACCAATTGCGTCTGTAGCGGCGCTCAGTGAGCGCCATGCAGACTGTGGGTTTGGTGGCACCATCGCCGACCGTGTAATGCCCCCAAGTTTGTCATTGCAAGGAGGCCGCAGGCCGACGTGGCGCCCTGAGCGCGAAGCGCGAGGAAGTGCCCTTGGGGTGCAATCTCGGGAAAGCAGCTGCGTTTTCGCCGATGGTTTTCCTGTAATCCGGCCGGGTACTGCGAGATTGCCACGTCGCTTCGCTCCTCGCAATGACACATCAGGTGGTGCGGTGGTGCACCAGTGCCCTCCTGCCGCTGAATTTTCCTGTACAAGGCGCTCGCTGAGCGCCGCTACAGACGCAATCGGTTGGTACATTTTATCGACAGCCTGTACCGTGCGCCGGTGCAGCGCCGGGAGGGGACAGCCCGGCCCCTACAATGGCATGCAAAATCAAAGGCGCGTGGGCGCGCGAAAAATCAAGGGAAGCTCTGAATTGATCAACAAGAGCGGATGGCGAGAGATTTTTTGGCAAGGCGAGGTTTGGAAAGTGCAGTTGTACTTTGTGTACTGCAAACTTTCCAAACCGATGGATTGCCGAAAAAGATCCGGCATCCGCCGCAGATGATCGATTCAGAGTTTCCCCCAATAAAGGAGGAAAAACATGTTTCGAAAAAAGCAGAGCGTCGCGGCGGCGGCGGCGCAGCTGCGCGGCGGGATGCAGAGCCCGTTCGGCGCGGGCCTTCCGGCCGTCCCGCCCGGCGAGGCGCAGCTCTACCGCGCCATGCGGCAGTCGCTTCCCGTGCTGGATGCGGCCATCGGCAAGCTTGTGCGGCTGAGCGGCGGCTTCACGGTGCGAAGCGCCCAGCGGGAGACCGCGCTGAATGCGTTCCTGCGGACCGTTCCGTGCGGGCGCGGGCAGACCGGCATCCACAGCTTCCTCTCGGCCTATCTCGACAGCCTTCTGACCTACGGCCGGGCCGTCGGCGAGATGCTCGTGGCGCAGGGCGACCTGCGGGCCGTGTGCTGGGGCGATGTGAACGCGCTGGAGCTTCGGGAGGGGAAGTCCCCCCTCGAGGTCGTGCTGTGCGGCTGCGATGAGGACGGCCGGATGCGGCCGCTGCCGCGGCAGGAGCTGCTGCTGTTCACGGCGCTGAACCCGGAGCCGGGCAGCCCCTATGGCGTCTCGCTGCTGCGCAGCATGCCGTTTCTCGCGGACATCCTGCTGAAAATCTACCGCACGATCGGCAAAAACTGGGAGCGCGCGGGTAATGTGCGCTATGCCGTCGTCTGCAGGCCGGGCGGCGACGGGATGGAGCGCGGCTCCGCCTCCGAGCGGGCCGGGGCCATCGCCGCCGAGTGGAGCGAGGCCATGCGCGACAGCCAGAGCGGCGTCGTGCGCGACTTCGTGGCCGTGGGCGACGTGTCCGTCAAGGTCATCGGCGCGGACGGGCCGGTGCTCGACGCGGCCGTGCCCGTGCGCCAGCTGCTCGAGCAGCTCGTGGCAAAAACGGGCCTGCCGCCGTTCCTGCTCGGCCTGAGCTGGTCGAGCACGGAGCGCATGAGCGCCCAGCAGGCAGATCTTCTGACAAGTGAGCTCTGGGCGCTGCGCCGCGCCGTCGAGCCGGTGCTGCTGCGCATCTGCACGCTGTGGCTGCGCCTGCACGGCTGCGGCTGTGCGCCGGAGATCGTCTGGGACGACATCAGCCTGCAGGACCTCGTCGAGGAGGCGCAGGCGGACCTGTACCGCGCCCGGACGGAACAGCTGAGAAAGGGGATATAACATGGAGATTCGCAAGGAGGGCGGGCTGCGCGGCGCGGGAGCGCCGGATGAGGCCCGGCTCGCAAAGATCAACGCCTATGCGCGCACGCCGCTCACGGCGGAGGCCGTCTACTGCTTCCGCGTGCGCCTGTGCGACGACCGGCCCGACCGCGACTTTGAACGCTTCGACACGGCGGCCCTGCCGCGCATGGCGGAGCTGTTTCGCGGCAAGACCGGCATCTGCGACCACCAGTGGTCGGCCGACCGGCAGGTCGCGCGCATTTTTGACACGCAGGTCGTCCGCGAGGATGACGGCGCGAGCTGCCTGATGGCCGAGGCCTATGTGCTGCGCACGGAGCGCAACGCCGACCTGATCGCGGACATCGAGGGCGGCATCAAGAAGGAGGTCTCCGTCGGCTGCGCCATGGGGCAGGCGCGCTGCTCGATCTGCGGCGAGCCCTACGGCACCTGTGCGCACCGCAAGGGCGCGGTCTATGACGGCGAAACGTGCCTGGCCGTGCTCTCGGAGCCGCTCGATGCATATGAATTTTCCTTCGTGGCGGTCCCGGCGCAGCGGGCGGCGGGCGTGACGAAGGCGGGAAAGGAGGGATATGGCATGACACTGCAGGACTGTGTGGCAAAGCACGGCTCGCCGGAGCTTTCGGACGCCCTGCGCAGGCTCTCGGCCGAGGCAGAGCTGGGCCGCGCCTGGCGAAAGCAGCTCGAGGACGGGCTTGTGGCGCTGGGGCTGTCGCTCGACCTCGGGGCCTCGGAGCAGACGCTCCGCAAGGCGGCCGCCGCGCTGGACGACGGCCAGCTGCAGGCGTGGAAGGCCGCGCTGGACCGGCGCGCCGCGGAGCGCTACGGCGGCGGGCCGCAGCTGACGGCGGCGCAGGCGGGCACCGCAGATGAAGCCTATCTGATTTGATAGGGAAACTCCGGATCAATCTTCGGCGGGCTGCGACGAATCTTTTGCCCTCAGAGCTTCAGCAGAAAAGCCTTGCAATATTGCGCAGCCGTTGGCGGCTTTGCCGACTTACGGATGCGGCATGCCCCTTGCGGGTACACAAAGTATTCCGGCGGCTTTTCTGCCTTGCCCTGAGTCAAAATCTTTCGCCGGATCCTCGCCAAAGATGGAACCGCAGCTTCCCGGAAGGCAGCTATTCGCACCGGCACATCTTGGATCGCTTCCATCGGAAACGGCATGTTTCAGAAATTCGGGCCTTCTGGGCCCCATGGGCAGAACCGGAATATGAAAGGAGAATCAGGCAATGGCAATTTTTCATCAGGAGCTGGGTCAGGTCTGCACGACGGTGTATCTGCAGGGCAGCGCAGCGGACAACACGGTGTGCAAGATGCACGCCAATGACACCGTCGCGGCCTGCGCGGCGGGCAATGACTTCATCGGCGTGGTCGTGGGCAAGCGCGACGGTCTGGCCTGCGTGCAGGTCGCGGGCTTTGTGACGCTGCACTACACCGGCACGACGGCCCCGACCGTGGGCGAGTGCGCGCTGGCGGGCGACGGCAAGGGCGGCGTGGCCGTGACGGAGAATGCGAAAAAGTACCGCGTCCTCCGCGTGGACACCGCCGCGAAGACCGTCGGCCTCTATCTGTGAGT